TACATAGTTTTGCAGTTACACATACCATTCCCGGGAATGAAAGAGAATGTTCCTTGCAGTATATTCCAGTTGTTTCACTTTCATAATTGTAAGTCGGTATTGTTTTACATCCTTCAGTTTGACAACGTGAATGTATAACGTTTACCATACCAGGATTGGAATGTTCCTTACAGTATAGTCCCTTTGTTTTACCTTCATAATTGAAACAGGGTTGTTTATTACAACCTTCAGTTTGGCATCGTGAATGTATAACGTTTACCATACCAGGATTGGAATGTTCCTTACAGTATAGTCCAGTTTTTTCAGTGTCATAGTTATAATGCGGTTGTTTATTACAACCTTCAGTTTGGCACCGTGAATTAGTAACGTCAACCATTCCCAGGAATGAAAGAGAATGTCCCTTGCAGTATTTGCCGTTTTTTTCACCGTCATAGTTGAAATTTGGTATTTTGTTACATCCTTCATACTGACATCGATGTCGTGTAACATCGATCATTCCAACTTCCTTATGCTCTTTACAAAATTTGCCTAATTTTTCAAAAGGATTATTATATCTCGCTTTTATTCCGCATACTTCACATAAATTTTTTGGTTTTCGGTTATTGATACGCTCACGGCAATCATTACATTTCGAATATACTTTATCATTATCGGTAAAATGCGAAATATCCAATGTTTGTTTGCATTGGTGACATTTGCGGGTATTTGTAGTTTTGCATTCTTCGGTCGCCATTTTCGAAATTTCAATTTAGCGATTAGTATATAATGTATATATACGAATGTCAAAAATTGCCTTTAATTACCATACACCAGTGCACCCATACCGTTCATGATACGTAACACATTTTGCTGAATTAAATATATATTGACATCATATGCTACGTTCGGGTCATAAGTCGTAGTGTCTTTCATGATATGATAAAACTCTAATTTGTTGATTTCACTGAAATTACACGAACCCGACGGTGCATACATTTCAGGTTTCAACGCAAAGGAATACATCGATACCCCCGATGGTAATTTATTGGTGTGATATAAGAATGCCTGATTGGTTTCGAAATAGGATGCACGTTTCGCGTCGATAAATGGATTACCGTTCATGATAATCTCCGTCGTTTGTATGATATCCGGCGTGTAATAGGTATGATTCGCATTGTTAATGACCGGTATATTCTGATATGGACGACGGTCCCACATCGCAAGAAAGTCTCGTATCTGCGAAGTTGTGTATGCTTCTTCTTTACGAATTGTATAAGTTGTTAAATCAATAGTGACATTGACATTCGTCGTTCGCAATTCGTTCGTTCGATATTGACCGAGACGTCGGAACGCATTACCAGCGGAAGGTGTAGTAACCGCGAGTTCCTTCGATTTTTCATAGAAATAGGACTGGTATTTTCGGACATCCATCTCCGGATTGTCGATGTTGGTATAATTGGACCAGTCATTCGTCTCATCGCGGTCATTACGGCGACATGCGATATACATCGTTTTCACCGGATGGTAAGTTTCCACTTCGACGGCAACACGATTCTTCACTCCGACTTGTTCATAGAGTTGCACACGTTCAATCAGGTATTGGTGTTCCGACTTCGCAAAGGCAACACGTTCATCGGCACTCAAGAAGATATAGTGTATATTCGCAAGAGGAATGAGTGCCCATGTATTAAATCCTTGTGACGAATACGTCTTGAATTCGACACTCGATGATACCGGTCGTCTCCAGTAAGTGCGCGTTAGTTGTGTAAGCGGTTCGACTTCCGTAGCACCGATGAATGACGCGGATAAATCGACCGTTTCAATCGTTCCGACTTGATACAATTCACGGATTGGACGGAAATCCACTTCGACGACGACATCGTGATATTGAAGGGCAATTAATGGAAGAGCACATCCGTCATTGCGGTGAAACCAGAATGGAATCGGAATACTCAATCGGCGTTCCGGAATGGTATATGGACGTTTATAACCAGCATTCATCAGTGGCATCGACGGCATTGCCGTGTTCGTCGAACTCAATGCATCATCGACGTATGGATAGTTTCCCCATGCATCAGACGGATTCGTCAATTCCGGCGTGTGACCGATAAGTTGGTAATAGGTCGCGAGTTGTTCGTTCGATAGATGTGTTTGATGGTAGAGATTAATGAATTCGCCGGTGAGTTCTTCAATCATCGTTCCACCGATTAATACACGCACTCGTTGAATCATCTGTGCTCCAAGGTATGGAATCCAACGAAATGGCGCCTTGTCACGTGTGACATTGACCTGTGGGATGGTGACTTCGATGAAAAATTTAGACATTAGGTCGGCATTACGCGGTATTTTCATCTTGATGCGCGTCGGCATCGAATAGGATATACTGTCAATGGTTTCGAATGGGACCTCGATGGGTTGAACTGCGAAATGTGTGTGACGCTTATATGCTATTTTGAAATAACTGACTTGCGGATTACCATTCAAATACAGATTTTCTGTTCCGTATGCACGTAATTGCAATAAACCGCCACCCATTGTTTGTTATATGTATAGAACTTGTTACTATATCCATTGATAATTATGAGTCCAAATGAACTCGAACGTTCTCGCGATTACATAGCGATTACAATTTGAATCCGAGGTAGATAGCGCATTTCGCGAACCATCGATACGTCTTCGTCCATGGTGTATCGACACTGTAGGTTTCTACGCGTATTTCGTTCGGCGTATGTGTATGCGGTTCTTCGACCGTTTCGTCGTTTTCGCTTGTTGTATTTGCACCTTTTGTGATTTTATCATACGGTTCGATGCGCCAGACACCCCACCGAGGAATAAGAAGGATATTGTGTGGATGAACGACGATAAACGATGTATGCGACCTGTTCGGCGTTTGATAGACGACAACGATATCGCTGTCGGGTTTGATAGCAAATACTCCGTGGAAATGGCGTTCGACATATTCGGGATTTGACGTGAATTGGTTCATATCTGCGTCGATATAGTGACGGAATATTCCGAGTGGCGAATAGAGTTGATATTCTAACATATTGTATTCGAGGGTATCGTCTTCAATCATATCAATCACGAGTGGTTGGTCGATATAATCGATGGATATACGGTCAATTTCGTCGATACTCTGCTGTTGTATCGCAATCGTTTCATTGGATTGTCCATTCCGCCATTTGAGGAAGTGAAACACGGTCAATATACAGAGAATGATTGCAACAATCCATAGAATCATTCGTTTCGTGCTCATCTCGGAGGAAGGGGACTCGTCCATATAGTCATCGTCGTCAGAATACATGTGTCAATAATCTGTCAATTACTATCTGTCGAGAATATATCCTCTGTATCTAGACGCTCACATTTTTACGATAGTTGCCACGCTTAAAGATATAGTCCGTTTATTTTACACATGCCACAAAATACAACGATGACAAATTTTAATAAAAATATAAATATAGACCCGTCTGCACAAATCCACGAATACGACCCGAATACACCGTTAGAATCATCGTCCTTTGATACAACACTTTCATGGTCGCCAGTATTAGAAAGACAAGTCGGTCAAGTATTATGGTTTCAACCTAAAAAGGGATACGGTATGGTTCGCGATATACATACGAAAAAGGATATCTTTGTTCATCAATCGGGGATTAAAACTGAAATGAACGTATTTCGCCAATTATATCCTGGAGAGTACGTCGAATATGACGAAGATACAATGATCGAACAAGTTTCTATGTCGGAAAATAAAGTAAAAACAATCGCAGTGAATGTAACCGGTATCAAGGGCAATATGGTTATGTGCGAATACCAATTATATGCAAACTTAAATAACCAAAATATGGGTTCTGACGTTCCACGTGACTATACCCCACAACATCAAAACCAACACCACTATAACGTTCATCCACAAGGCGATGCGCATACACATACATATGCCACTTATATTCCACCTGCAGTCCAACAATATCAAGTTATGGTTCCGCGTCAATACAAACACATGATTCCACATGAATATGTAAAGAAATATTCTGCACGTAACACGAACACCCAACCTTCAACAACTGGTGCTTATGGTCATTCATGGTATAATATACCACAGACTCCTGTGCAAACACAACCACAACCACAACCACAACCACATCATCTCCAATATCAGAATGGAAATGGAAATGGGCATGTTCATGGTCATGGTCATGAACAGGAACGTGTTAGACCCAAGTATAAAAAACGACAACCTTATCGTCCAATATCAAATTAGGCGTAGATTTCATTATAGAAAATAACCAAGAAACGGAATTTCTATAATCAAATAACATGTTCCATGATAACGTCGAGACTCGAATACGGAGATTTGTGGAGGAACGTGATGTGCATATAGAATTCGCCGAATTTGATTCCATGCAATTGAAATCCATGTAAATAAATTCCGGGTATTTTATAAAGGGGTAAAATCGGGTTTTTTTCACTAAATTTGATTGACCCGGAATACCGGTATTTCCGATGATATAAATTTGACAATAAAAGATATGATAAGCATTCCTGTAAAGGACATATATCGCGAAACATACCCAAGACTATACACATCAGAAATGAGTCAAATAAGTCACACGATAGGCAATATACACAATGACAATAAAGAACCATCATCCTATGACCAGATTACACCGGACAATTGGGGAATTGAATATAAGATACATCACGAAGATGTCTTTGAACGCAACGTCCGTCATCGACATATACCTCCACACAACTATGACTGGATGAATCCGTTGAATGCGCGATACATGGATTCGACCGTCACCAGTCCGATTATGAACAGCACTACAACAGAAACCATGTATATCACATTATTGCATCATAACGGGACGATTTCGCCATTCGGTCCTGCAATGGATACTCCGTCGAAAGTCCGAATCCCCCTGAAACCGCATCAACGTCGAACACTCTATGAGATGCATACTCGCGAAAATCTGAACCATCGTCTTCTCCAATATAATATGTTGTTCCTTTGTGACAATGTCGGCAGTGGTAAATCGCTATGTATGCTTGCTCTAATCGCAGAATCACCCCAAGTCAAGATGTGGTCAAATATCGTGAAAGTCCAGAAATTGACAGACCGCAAGGACAAGAAATTGGCACAAGGTGTTGTTCTTGCGGACGACTGTATTGAATTCCAATCGAACCTTATCGTCGTTCCACATGGTGTCTATTTCCAATGGTTGAACTATATAGGTCGATATACCAATCTGACGCATCTCGCAGTCGGCGGAGCAAAGGATATCAGTGGTATAGGAAATACACGCGATGCAATTATACAGACATTGAATTCGGTCGATATCGTCCTAGTAAAATCAACGATGTTCCAAGATTTCATGGAACACCTTGCAAAAACAGGTAATCTACGCCATCGAACGAATCGGAAAACGCGGGTCTATGCACATCAATACAGTCACGATAATAATGCAATTATGGAATACGACGAACACGGCAATGCTTATAAACGGGAATACACCGACGGAACAACGATGTTGGTCGAAGACAATCGATTCACAAATTATGCACAAATTGAATCGTATATCCGCCATTCATTCAATACATTCACAAAGGATTTCAATGAAGGTCGCTTCGAATCGTATGAACAGTTTATCGACACAATCGGGAAATTACGAGACCGTATCGATTATGCGCGTGTCCAAACCACCCGCGACTATGTCGAGTGCGAACATGTAGAAGAAATCGAAGGATTCGTATTCCAACGTGTCATCTTTGACGAAGCAGACAGTATTAAGTTGCCGTCATGTACTCATGTATTTGGCAAGATGACCTGGTGTATTACGTCGTCGATGGCATCACTACTCTTTCCACATGGAGAATATAATTCCACCGTTCTCAATTTAACAGATGGTATGCGCGGATGCACGATGTTGAAATCGAAGATGAACTATCTACGTTCGAGTTATAATGTAGGTTATCATACTGCACGTATTTATGGATGCATGATTCGTAATCATCCGGAATTCGTCATGGACTCGATGTCGCTACCAAGTCCGACGATATCGTATCACCGTTGTTACACACCAAGTCACATCGCTGCACTGAACGGCAATATCGACGAGGCCATTATGAGAGCAATGAATGCCGGTGACCTCGACCAGACCGCAGTGGAAATCGGATGTCCCATTCGTTCCGAGACGAATATCATAAAATCCGCATGTAATATGTTTCAGACACAGTTCGATTCCATTCAGTTGCGCATCAGTGAGAAACAACGACAGATACAGGAAATCGGGATAGAACGTGAAAAGTTCGACGCGGAAACACGCGAAAAGGGTGTATTGGAAGAAAACGAAAAGAATGAACGTGCGCGTCACAGTCATAATCTCTACAGTCGTCTCACTTATGCAAAAAAATCATTGGATGATTTGAAGGTCGAGATGAAACTCGTCGATGAACGCATTCATAATATAAAGGAACGTATTTGTCAGAGTAGTGAAAAGACGTGTCCGGTCTGTCTCGATACATGTACGAAACCGACGATATTGAATTGTTGTAATAATATATTCTGTTTCAACTGTATCCATCATATCGTGAATGGTCGCGCGAAATGTCCGATGTGCCGTGCCGGTGTCAATCCGGATTCGATGAATCTGATTCTCGATATCAGTAAATATGAACGACAAGTATCGAATGCATATGATGATATCACTGATATGGAAAGTCAATTGACCGCAATGACGGAATCACACGAAAGCAGTGTATTGTTTGATAAAATCGACGTTTTGATTCGCGAACTCATTATGAACCCGACCAAACGATACCTCGTATTCTCGGAATTCAACGGGACATTCAATGTGATTCGCGACCGCTTGGACCAGACGTGTATATCCTATGAAATGTTATCCGGTTCTACCGTTCATATTCAGAAGATAATACAGTCATTCCGTGAAGGTAAAGTACAAGTTCTGTTATTGAATGCTCGGTTCTTCGGCGCGGGATTGAATCTACAGATGACGGATGAGATTATCATATACCATCGCATGAACAGTGACCTCGAAAAACAGGTGATTGGACGTGCGCAGCGGTTAGGACGTGAAACCACATTGTCGATACGCTACTTGTGTTATAACAATGAAATACCCGTCGAGGAGACTATTCCGAACGCAGTCGTCGAACCTCAAGACACACATGTCGATGAAATTAATGTGTAATCAATTGTACTCGACAATCAATTGAATTATAGTAAGAACACAATAATTCAATGGATAAGATTGCAAATTACATAATTGAACAATACGACATATATGCAGATGCGGTTGTCGCAGTCTCCGTCGAAGCCGAATGCGATGTCGTTTCAACAACTTGTTCTACTTTTTTTTCTTCCGTCATAGGTGACTCATGTTCAACATTGACGGAATCAGAATCCGACAAAGAGACTTCTTGTTCGGTTATATAGGATTCAACAATGTGTATCTTTGATGTTTCCCCGGATGATAACTCAACCTTTTCGATTGGTTGCACATCAGATGTCGGCATCGATTGCGGTTTTACAGGTTCATTGCGTTTGGAATATCGGCGTAGATTACGGACGGACCGTTTAATGTCATTTTTGAGACGCTTACTGACCAATATGGTATAGGTGCGGTTCTTCAAGATACATGGAATTCGCACACCGTGTTCCATGTCATGAAGGATGTACATTGTTCCATTCTGTTGTATAAATTCAACACGATAAACGAGACCATTATATCGTATAATATCATTCACATTCAACATACTTTTTTGATAGTTTGGTTTAGTTCCTGTTCCTATCTTCATTTATTATATACATACCTTAAATTTTTTTAATTGAAAAAAAATAATTTCTATTTCGGATTCATGCGTGTTTGTTACTTACAAGTATGCACGAATATGCGGAAATTCGATATAGTTGGGACGTATTATAAGGTGTAGTCTAAAATATTAAATTATCGTCTATAATGATTGACCATGTTCATAATAAGGTCGTCGTATGTGGTTTCGACGTGTGAATATAGATAGGTCATGAATTCGGCGATGGTGAGCGCACGTTTCAATGAATACTTTGTGAGTTCTCTTCGAACGATTTGACAGTGCATACAAATATATGAAGAATGAGAATCATGCCAGTCATTCAGGTCATTATAACAACTACACGAATAGTTACTCATGATCGATATAATAGCATCATGTTTGTTACTATTGTTAAATTGGTCCCATTGTAGATGACCGCCACAATGTGAAACTTTTCCGAGTTCGACGATGAGATTCATATCGAGTTCGAGATTATTTTTCGGATTCATCGGTATATATACGACAGAATCGCGAGACATGTCGTATGCATACAAACCTGCAAAGTGACTATATCGTTCGATATTAAGTGAAATCACATAGAAATTTTCAGGTGTATATTCGTAAGAGGATGACAGATTCCAGTGTGTGGTTGCAATATCCTTTGATTGAACGATGTGTTCCATATTGATTGTGAATGAATGTGTATTGACATAATTGCAATTTTCATTATCGCAGTTACATGGAGTATTTACAGAGGACATTTTGCACGGAATAGTCTAATTCGGTATAAGTGTGGATGATGTTCTACTAATACATGGATATTCGAATCAAATTTCTTGATTAATCAATCACATCATGTGGCGTCGTTTCAACCACATAGCGATTTACGCGTGGTAACGTATCGTCGTTTGAATACTTTGATTCGATATCGAGATTCGGTATGAGGTCGTATTCTTTCATATAACATGCATCGGATATTTGCAAATCCTTTTCACATAATTCGAAACCGCGTTGATTCGAGCAAACGCATTTACTTGCCGGTGGTACATTATTCGTACATTGTTCATAAGAACCCTGACGACAAGGACGATATTCGTTGCGCATACATGTATCTCCGCGAATCGTTCCTAATGCACATTTCGTTCCGATATCTGGACGAAGAACGGTCACACGTGCGTGACGGATTTGGCGTGATGATAAATAGATGACGACAATGAATGCGATAATCGCGAAGACGATGAATTGGATATCCATGTTACCTATTACTTAACATACATTGTGAAAAAAAGTAAATCCTATAAATAGTCTAAACATACCGCGCTTATTCTATCCAGATATATGCACATTTATATTTATCGATAATCAATATTCAATATGCGCGTTTTAAAGAGAAATGGTCAATACGAAAACGTTTCCTTCGACAAGGTAACTACTCGTATCAGTCTCATGTGTGAAATGGCACCGAAATTGTCCGATATCGACCCTGTAGAAGTCGCACAGAAAGTGTGTTCGCAAATATACGACGGTGTGAAAACATCGGAACTCGACGAATTGGCTGCTGAAATATGTACCCAACGTTCGGTCGATAACTTATCTTATGGTCAATTAGCATCACGCATCATTATTTCCAATAATCATAAATTAACTTCGCCTTCTTTTTCCGAAACAATTTCGCAAGTCGTCCATACCAATCCGCGTTTAATTGCACCGCAACTATACGATTTCGTCATGGAACATAAACAGAAACTTAATTCCTACATTGATTATTCCCGCGATTTCCTCTACGATTACTTCGGTTTCAAGACCCTCGAACGTTCCTATTTGATTCGCCTAAATGGCAAGTGTGTCGAACGTATCCAACATATGATGATGCGTGTTGCTATCGGGTTACACTGTGGCGACTTACGTCTCTGTCTCGAAACCTACGATTTAATGTCACAAAAGTATTTCATTCACGCAACACCTACTTTGTTCCATGCGGGAACACAACACCCACAATTATTATCGTGTTTCTTATTAGGTGTCGAAGATAGTATCGGTGGTATCTATAAGGCGATTGCGGATTGTGCCCAAATATCCAAGTGGGCGGGTGGTATCGGTCTTCATATCCACGATGTTCGAGGTGACAATGCATTAATTCGTTCTACCAATGGTCGTTCTACAGGTATTATGCCGATGTTACGTGTATTCAATGATGTTGCTCGACACGTAAATCAATGTTTTACACCAGATACTTGGGTCTATGGTGAAAATGGACCAATTCAGATGAAAGATTGTCGCATAGGTGACCGATTATATACAATCGATGGTTCATTACGACCTATATTACAAGTCGCAATTAATCAAGTCGATAAAAAAATATTGTCGATTCATCACGGAATTGTCCGTCAAACTGTTCGCGTAACAAAGGAACATCAAGTCTATGCTTGTTTGAAAGATGGAACACCGACATACATTAGTGCATCTGAATTAACAACAGACCATTATCTATCCTATCCAGTATATCACGAAGAAATCCACGGCACCGGTCCATTATTGAACATTCGCAATACAATCGAACAATCGGCAAACTATTTCGTCAAAGATAACCTATATTGGGTTCCAATTGAATCTATCGGACAAGAACACTATACCGGCGATGTGTATGATTTCAATATGATGGATAATCACAACTATTTAACGGACATGGGTATCGTTCATAATTCAGGAAAACGCAACGGTTCCTTCGCGATGTACCTCGAACCGCACCATTGTGACATCATTTCATTCTTAGACGCAAAGAAAAATCATGGTGATGAAAATTCCCGTGCAAGAGATTTATTCTACGCAGTATGGTTGAGTGACTTATTTATGGAACGAGTTCAAAAGGACGGACAATGGTCTCTAATGTGTCCCGATAGTTGTCGCGGATTAAGTGAAGCATGTGGTGCGGAATATAAGAGATTATATGAAGAATATGAAAAAGATGCATCAAAGGTCATCAAACGATTACCTGCTCGTGATATCTGGAGAGAAATCTTACGTTCTCAAATGGAAACCGGAACACCATACATTTGTTACAAAGATGCAGCCAACTTAAAGTCCAACCAACAAAACTATGGCACCATAAAGTCCAGTAACTTATGTGTCGCACCAGAAACAAAAATATTAACTGATAAAGGTCATATCGAAATTCAAACATTGAAGGACCAACGTGTGAATGTATGGAATGGAGAAGAATGGAGTGAAGTTGTCGTTCGTCAGACGGGCGAAAATCAAGAATTAATGAAAGTCGAATTCAGTGACGGTTCTGAATTAATCTGTACTCCGTATCACAAGTTTTATATTATACAAGACGGTAAAGAAGAATGTATTCATGCAAGTGAATTGTTGCAAGGTATGCAAATTATTCCATTCCGTTATCATGATTCAACTGAAGACATTAATATACAAATAACATCGGTTTCAAAATTAGAACGCAGAGACAATACATTTTGTTTCAATGAACCAAAGCGACATAAGGGTATTTTTAATGGTGTTATCACATCTCAATGTACGGAGGTTCTGGAGTACTCAGACCACAAAGAGTATGCCTGCTGTACCCTTGCGTCCATTTCACTTCCATCGTTTGTTGAAGAATTCGATAAATCAACAATCCAACGCGTCCAAGTCTATTCAAAGACTAATTGCCAATTCTGCTCTTATTCAAAACGCCTATTAGAATCAAAAGGAATTGCCTATGAAGAAATCAATCTCGATGACAATGAAAAACGTGCAGACTTCTTTATCAATCTCAATAAGGAATCCGGTTCCGTCGAATGTGACGGCGACGCATGTCGTGTTGTCGGCAACAAACAATTCAAGACAGTTCCACAAATCTTCATCAATGGAAAACACATTGGCAGTTTCAACGACCTCTATCACTACTTCCGTCCTCAATTCAACTATAAGAAACTTGCAGAAGTCACACGCGTTGCTACGTTGAATCTCAATAAAGTCATCGACTTCAACTTCTATCCTGTAAAGGAAACTGCATTATCCAACTTCCGTCATCGCCCAATTGGTATCGGTGTCCAAGGTTTAGCAGACGTGTATGCCCGTTTCCGTGTTGCATTCGATTCCCCAGAAGCAGCTGAATTGAACCGTCAGATATTTGCGACAATGTATTACGCATCATGCGAACGCAGTAATGAAATCGCAATGTCATTTGCAGAACAAGTTCGCGAATCCGTAGAAACCAATGTCACATACGATACCACTGATGAATTACAACCAATCCACCCTCGTAATCGCGAATGGGTCGAAAAAGGTGTGAAATATGCAGGTTCCTATTCTACATTCGAAGGGTCACCAATGAGTCAAGGTCGATTCCAATTCGATATGTGGAAGAGAGAACCGCTCTATGTCGTCGGCAAAGACACCCCGTTTGAAATGCAATTAGACTGGGACAGTCTCCGTGCTCGTGTCATGGACTATGGTCTCCGTAATTCCCTATTACTTGCTCCGATGCCAACTGCATCAACGAGTCAAATCCTCGGAAACAATGAATGTATTGAACCATTCACTTCCAACATTTACTCACGCGGGACACTTGCGGGCCAATTCGTCGTATTAAATAAATATCTGATGCAAGATTTACAAGCAATCGGATTATGGAACAATGACCTCAAAGATGTCGTCATCTTACACAACGGTTCAATTCAAAAGATTACCAGTATTCCAGAAGTCATTCGTGGAACCTACAAGATTGCGTG